ACCTTATCAAGTTTCACAAAGATTACCGATAGAAACTTGAGGGCAAATATGAAAGATAATGCTCTAACACCAGAGTTTATTAGTTCATTCTTTACACCATTTACTCACATGGATGAAAATAGTTTAATTAATTCTGATAGCACATGTGATATTAAGAATATTGAAATGCAAAAATGGGTAAATGTATCAATAGTAATGGCAGGAAAGACTGTAGATATATATTTACAAGGAAAACTTGAAAAAACATGTGTATATAATAGCTATTATAAAGTAGACTCAACAGGTATTACATTAAAGATTCTACAAGGAGCATTTAACTCAGAAAAGAGGACTGTAGATGGAACTGCTGGATTTGGTGGGCAATTTGGTCGTTTACAAATATTCAATACTGAGCTAACTCCAGATGAAATATATAAAAATTACTTAGCTGGACCAAATGGTTCAGCATCAACAAGTGATCCATTAGGATTTATTAAATATATTTTCACAGGAACAGGATAAGATAAAAACCTTAATTATTAGTAATGGAAAACTCAAGTATCCCTGGAGAAATTGGTTTAGGATTTGGAATTGTAGTAATAGCTGCATTATTTTTTTTTGTAGTAAAAATGGTATTTCAATCTACATCAGTGCTTCAGAAACGTTTTACTGAATTACTTCCTTATACAGCAATCGCATCTAGTGGAAAGATTCTTCTTCAACAGGATATAAATAAAGATGCAAATGCTCTACCAATATTATCCTCCGATAATGAGCGCACGGGTATAGAGTTTGCATATTCTCTTTTCTTGCTTGTAAACGAAGATACCATTGATGGAACAGACACATTAAAAACAGTATTTTATAAAGGATATGATAACGGCCCATGGCCATTGTTAGCCCCCGGTGTTTTTATAAGAGGAAACTCAAATACTATGAGAGTTGTATATAATAGTTCTACACAGCCCTATAATTACATTGATGTAGAGAATATACCAATTGGTAAATATTTCCATGTAGTATTAAACTATAAATCAAATGCTTTAGAAATTCATATTAACGGTAGAATTACAAAGAAGTTAACATTTGAAGGAGGTGTTCCTTATTCAAATTTTTCAAATGTAACTATCTTTGGTAATACAAGAGATCTGACAATTACTCGCCCTACCCTACCATCTATACATTTCAAAGGTGCTATTAATGGACAAATCAGTAATCTAATGTATACCCGGTATGCACTCTCTTATGGTGAAATCAATAATCTTTTATCAAAGGGTCCATCTGATGTGGTAAAGCAAAAAGCGAATGAAGTCCCTCCTTATTTAGCAGATTCTTGGTGGGCGGATCAATAAATCAAAGATTTATTGCTGCCCGAAAAGATTCTCTTTAGGGTTCAATAAATCAAAGATTTATTGCTGCCCGAAAAGATTCTCTTTAGGGTTCAATAAATCAAAGATTCTCTTTAGGGTTCAATAAAAGCATAGACATTTAAGTAATACTATCAATCCTGCGAGGCATTATAAAGAATTGCATCTAATTTCATAATAGATGACAGGTGGAGGTTTACTAGCACTTGTGACATATGGGGCACAAAATGTGTTATTAAGTGGAAATCCACAAATGACATACTTCTATAAAGCATTTCGTCGTTATTCACATTTTTCTATGGAAAATGTGACTAAACAGTTAGAAGGTCCTACAGAGTTACAATATGATCAAGAAATTAGTTTGAGGCTGAAAATTGACCGTGTAGGTGACTTGGTTTCGGATATGTATTTTACATTTCAAATCCCAGATATTTATTCAAAATATATTCAGCCAACAGGATCCTATAATCAACAATATGAGTTTCAATGGACAAGATATTTAGGTGCAGCAATTATTAACAATGTTGGATTTTATGTTGGAGGAACAAAGGTTCAAGAGTTTGATGGGGCTTATATTATGGCTAGAGCATTATTAGATTATGATAAAGATAAGTTACAGAAATGGAGAAACTTGGTAGGTGATACTCCAAACCTAACAGATCCAGCGAATGGACTATATGCGGGTGGTCAATTGAATCAAGGCTATCCAACTGTTATTCCAGATCCTACAAAAGTAGGTCAATCACAAATAAATCGCCCTTCAATATTTGGGCGTGATATTACAGTTCCGTTACCTTTTTGGTTTACAGAAGCAACATCACAAAGTCTACCATTAGTTGGCTTACAATATCAAGAATGTGAAGTTAAGATCAATTTAAATCCAGTTCAGAAACTCTATAATATATTGGATGCTTCAGGATTTCGTGTAGCACCAGGATATCGAGTATTATCATCAACAACAAATAATAATATAAATATTCCTAACTATGCTTTAACAAATGATATTTCTACACAAATCAAAAACTTTTTAGTAGATATTAGTTATACAACACCTCAATTTAACTCATGGCCATTAAATGCTAGGCTTCAAACAACATATATTTATTTAGCAGAAGAAGATCGTAAAGCATTTGCATCATCCCCATTAAGTTATCTATATCAAGAGGTTCGTGTATTTCCCTTTGAGGGATTATACAATCGTCAATTACTTGATATAGAATGCCATAATCCTATTACACGTCTTATATTTGTAACGCAACGTTCAGATTCACCATTTAGAAATGATTTTGCGAACTTAACAAATTGGTATAATTATCCTAAACCCCCTTTTAATCCAACACCAAGTATTAATTCATATTTACAAAATGCTGGATCTTCTGGTCTACTGATTCCTCAGGGTCAAATTGAGATATTACGCGCAATTCGTGTTCTTGTAGAAGGTAATGAGATTCAACAAGAAAAACCAATTGATTATTTTACACGTTTAACACCATATCGTTATTTAACTGGAGATTCTGATGAGTTTATACCAGTGTATACATTTTCGTTAAATTCTCCTACAACTCAACCATGTGGTTCTATTAATGCTTCAAGGATTCGTAATTTTCAAGTAGAAGCAGATGTTTATCCTCTTCCATTAAACACAACATACACATACAACTTATATATATATGCAGAGAGTATCAATTTCTTTGATGTTGCTTCAGGATCTGGAGGAAAACGTTTTGCAATTTAATTATACTTATAATTAGAGAAATATGAGTTTTTTCAATTCAATAGGAGATTGGTTCCAAACAAACTTATTAAGGTTAACATTTGATCCAGCAGGGGATGCTTTAAAACAAGTATATCGTGCTACATTCCAAAATAATTTAAATGGTCTAAATTCAACTATTGGTGGATTTGGAAATGGATTAGGAAGCTTTATTACATCTGTGCCCGGTATAAGCGATGCGACACGTATTGCATATGCTGGTTTAACAAAAGCATCTGAAGATGCTCTTACTGCTGCAAAGTCTATGACTCCAGCACAAATAGCAGAAAAGAACGATGAGTTAGCTATTTTACATAATAAAATTGCAGAACAAGCAAATACAGAAGCAGCAAAAGCAGCTGCAGAAGCAGAAGAAGAGAAAAAAACACCCTTTGAGGACTTAGAAAAATTTAAGTTTGATAGATTTTTTAAAAAAGTATTTAATAATGTTACATATATAATTATATTCTGTGTTGTTCTTCTTCTAGCGTTGTTAGGATCTTCTTTAGCTGCAAATGCAGCTATTCATAAAGCAATTCCTTTTAGAATATATTATATGGTATATGGATTTATATTATTTCCTATTTCTATTATATTTGGTATAAAACATTTTTTCGAGAAAAAACAATTATTTTATGCAATATGGGCTCCACTTCATAAAGGATATACATCAAATCCACTCTATAACTTGTTATTAGTTCCTTTTATTTACTCAGCACATTCTATTACAGGAGTATCACATTTTACAGGACAATCACTTGTTACAAAACACCATATACAGAAACATCCAGTTGTTCCTACTATAAGAACCTAAAAATAAAGAGTATTACTTTAAAAAGTATGAGAAAAACTTCAACACAAGAAAACGTAAAAGGACTAACAACATTCCCTTTTGTAACTGTAGTTACACCTACGTATAATCGCAGAAGATTTATTCCATATTTAATTGAATGTTTTAAATCTCAGACATATCCTAGAAAATATATGGAATGGATTATTTTAGATGATGGTTCTGACTCTGTAAAAGATTTATTTGATAATGTTGATATACCAAATGTAAGATATATTTATAACGAAGAGAAACAGAATATTGGTGCAAAGAGAAATCAATTAAATAAAGAAGCAAAAGGTGAAATTATTGTAGCAATGGATGATGATGATTATTATCCTGCAGAACGCGTTTATAGTGTAGTAAATGCCTTTAAACGTTTTCCTAACATAGAACTTGCTGGTTCTTCAGAAATATATATGTATTACAGTGATATTCAAAAGATTTATAAACTTGGTCCTTATAATCCAA